GACTTTGGCTTTGATTCTTGGGTTAGCTCCACTGTACCTGTTGGCAGGGATTCTTGTTCGATCTTCCTCAACAACATCTCCTTTGCCTGTATCCCGCCCTCAATCAGTAAAATAGTTTTCGTTTCATCTTCTAATACTTTTTGTGCTTGATTCCTAGTTTCAACGTGTTTTGCCAATTCTTCTTTCCATTGGACTAACTGTTTTTCAATAATTGGTTTCATAAATTAAACAATAGTAAGAGTTTCTCCTGCTCCTACAGTAACAGTAACACCGCTATCTATAGTGATAGGACCAGCAGACATAGCATTTTTGCCGTTAGTAATAGTATAGTCAGTTGTTACATTCTGACCATTCTCGTAAAATATTTCATCTGATCCACCACCTGTCGCACCAGCAGATATTCCTGTAAGATTTGATCCGTCAATAGCAGGAAGTGTAGAGGGAAAACGTGCATCAGGTAGTGTTCCAGAATTAAGATTTGAAGCACTACCAGCAGTAAAACCACCAGATGTTCCAGAGGTGTTTTGGTTTCCAGCAGTGTTTACACCAGGAAGGTTTATGTTTGCCGTGCCATCAAACGATACTCCACCAATGTTTCGTGCAGTTTCAAGAGCCGTTGCAGTAGCAGCATTTCCTGTAGTGTCCTGATTCAACGTGCCAACAACAAAATCTATAGTACCATCGCCATCTTGGTACGTTACTGTTATGCCTGTCTCGGTATTACCAGTAAGCATACCTCCAACAATATCTTGAACTTGCTCATTGGTCAGAGTTGCAG